ATGCAAACCGTTATTTTTGGTCGTCCGGGTTGCCCTTACTGTGTGCGTGCAAAAGATCTGGCCGAGAAATTGAGCAATGAGCGCGATGATTTCCAGTATCAGTATGTAGATATTCGTGCGGAAGGGATCACTAAAGAAGATCTACAACAAAAGGCAGGTAAACCCGTAGAAACCGTGCCGCAGATTTTTGTCGATCAGCAACATATCGGCGGCTATACCGATTTTGCTGCATGGGTGAAAGAGAATCTGGACGCCTGATCGTCTGACAAGCCCTCGCGTTGAGGGCTTTATTGATTTTTTCTGTGCTGTGGTTTAAACAAACTACTGATAAATAAGAAACACAATGCCCCCAGCGCACACCAGAACACCGCACTTAATAACCATGCCAGCTCTTGCCAGAATGAGCGCGTCGGTGAAAAAAACAGCCGCATAATGAGCATCGAACAGGGTGCCGCCAGCATTGCGCCAAACAGAGGTTTCAGGACTTCTCTACGATGTGAAAAGAAGCTGGCAACTGCACCAGGAAGAATGAAAAATAGCAAACCGATTTCAGGATGCCCGGCAGCCCGAAAAGCGCCTTTCATGTGCGTCGCCAGAAAAAGACACACCACAATGAAGAGGACAAAACAGCAGATTGCCCCCGCCCAACGTTGTTTATGTTTCACTCGTTCCTCCTGACACTGCGTCTATCGAACACATTTTTCGCCAGTGTGGCGTTCAGTAAGATAAAGCCGCTTCGCATTCCATGCTAATATAGGCCAACGCAATTCATATAGCCGTTGATACCTAATGTGATTACACTAGTAAAATATATTGTTACTTTACTATCGTTTAGGTGCGCTGAATGAATCTGCGCCCTGAATTCTGGTAAAAAACATTATCGTAAATTACCATTTCTTTCAACAGCTTACTAGTAAACAAGAAGTTAGCCTCCGTGAATATAAACGTCGCCGAATTGTTAAATGGGAATTACATTCTGTTATTATTTGTGGTCCTCGCGCTTGGGCTATGTCTCGGGAAATTACGACTTGGTTCGATCCAACTGGGTAATTCCATTGGCGTTTTAGTCGTATCGCTGTTATTAGGCCAACAACATTTCAGCATTAACACCGACGCGCTTAATCTTGGCTTTATGCTGTTTATTTTCTGCGTCGGGGTCGAAGCCGGACCGAACTTTTTTTCCATTTTTTTTCGCGATGGGAAAAATTACCTAATGTTAGCACTGGTGATGGTTGGCAGTGCGCTGGTGATCGCCTTAGGGTTAGGTAAGCTGTTTGGCTGGGATATTGGCCTGACGGCCGGTATGTTAGCTGGCTCTATGACGTCGACACCGGTTCTGGTCGGTGCTGGCGATACACTGCGTCATTCCGGCATGGAAAGCAGGCAACTCTCACTGGCACTGGATAATCTGAGCCTCGGGTATGCCTTAACCTATTTAATCGGTCTGGTGAGTTTGATTGTTGGTGCGCGTTACTTGCCGAAATTGCAGCATCAGGACTTACAGACCAGCGCCCAGCAAATCGCCCGCGAACGTGGCCTGGACACTGATGCCAACCGTAAGGTTTATTTACCGGTGATCCGCGCCTACCGCGTCGGCCCGGAGCTGGTGGCCTGGACCGACGGCAAAAATCTGCGTGAACTGGGTATTTATCGACAAACTGGCTGCTACATTGAACGTATTCGACGTAACGGGATTCTGGCGAATCCAGACGGTGATGCTGTGCTACAAATGGGCGATGAAATAGCGTTGGTAGGCTATCCCGACGCCCACGCACGACTCGATCCCAGCTTCCGTAACGGCAAAGAAGTTTTCGATCGTGACCTTCTCGACATGCGTATCGTCACTGAAGAAGTGGTCGTTAAAAACCATAACGCCGTGGGCAAACGTCTCGCACAACTGAAGTTGACCGATCACGGTTGCTTCCTTAACCGCGTCATTCGTAGCCAGATTGAGATGCCGATAGATGACAACGTCGTGCTTAACAAAGGTGACGTTTTACAAGTCAGCGGCGATGCCCGTCGCGTAAAAACCATCGCCGATCGCATCGGCTTTATCTCGATTCACAGCCAGGTCACTGACTTGCTGGCATTCTGCGCCTTCTTTGTTATTGGGCTGATGATCGGGATGATCACCTTCCAGTTCAGCACATTCAGTTTCGGCATGGGGAACGCTGCCGGGTTGTTATTCGCCGGAATTATGCTGGGCTTTATGCGCGCTAACCACCCGACCTTCGGTTACATTCCGCAGGGTGCATTAAGCATGGTGAAAGAGTTCGGCTTAATGGTGTTTATGGCAGGCGTTGGTCTGAGCGCCGGTAGCGGTATTAATAACGGCCTGGGCGCGATTGGCGGTCAGATGTTGATTGCCGGATTGATTGTCAGTCTTGTGCCAGTGGTTATCTGTTTCTTGTTCGGTGCTTATGTATTGCGAATGAACCGCGCACTGTTGTTCGGCGCAATGATGGGCGCACGCACCTGCGCGCCGGCAATGGAGATCATCAGTGATACAGCTCGCAGTAACATCCCGGCGCTGGGCTATGCGGGCACCTATGCAATCGCCAACGTCCTGCTGACGCTGGCAGGGACAATCATCGTCATGGTATGGCCAGGATTAGGATAAAACTGAAGTTGCCCTGAAAATGAAATTTTTTTTGCACAACCGCAGAACTTTTCCGCAGGGCATCAGTCTTAATTAGTGCCACTGCTTTTCTTTGATGTCCCCATTTTGTGGAGCCCATCAACCCCGCCATTTCGGTTCAAGGTTGATGGGTTTTTTGTTGCCTGAAATTTAAGCTGTTTAAAATCATGATGTTAGAAACACTGTTTTTTAACGATGGCGACAAAATGGCGGCAGCGTCAAAGAGAGAGCGCCACCTGTTCTGATTTCATTGGATGCGGCTGAACCGGATTTGACTCTTTTGGCGTTGCAATCGAACGAACAAAAGTTTCATGGGTAACAAAAGTATGGCTGCAGTTAATGTTCTGGCACTGGTTGTAACGCTCTTTGGTCAATGAAGATACCTGAAAACTGCTGCGAGTATGGGCGGCACTTCCACACAGTGGGCAAATCATCATTTTTCGAGTTCTCCCCATTTTTGCTAAATTCACAATAATGATACCGCATTATTCCATTTTGAAAACTTAAAAGTTCTCCATTGCGAAGAATCCTTCCATTTCGAAATCATCAATCTTCACTTCAAGCTCCAAACTGGTCGTAAAACCGTTATCCGGGCTGACAGTATGCGTCAGAGTCGTAATGGTCCATTCCGCATCATCTATCGGCTGTTTAAAGCCACTGACTTTCACTGGCATTTCCGTGTAGAGATCTGCCCGACCTTCTGCCAGTTGTAGCGAGAATGACGCAACGCCGCGTTGCAGGCGTTCCCACTGCATTTTCGCCGCCCGTTCGGCGTTGCTCCGGTTGGCATAGGTGCGATTAAGTACCAGCACGTTTTCATCTGTACCCACCAGGTAATCGCCCTGCTTCGCTTCCGGCTCTTTCTTCTGCTTCTTAGTCCTGCGCTTACGCTTCACCGTGGTGCTTTCTTTCTTCGCGGGTTCGCGGGTATGCAACCAGCTGGCAATTACGCCCGTGTAGGCTCCGCGATCTGCCAGGGTAAAGCGGTGACTGTCGCCGTCCTTACGTGTGATTGAGATCACCGGCAGTGGTTTACCGCTGGCGCTTTTGCCCTGTCCCTGCCGGATGAATAACAGATTGCCATTTTTCACCGACGCGATGGCACCGTACTGGCGCGCCAGCCGCATCAGAAAACTGCCGTCACTCTCATTAGTCTGGTCTATATGCTCCACGGGCTTATCCGACAGGTCTTTACCCAGTGCCATCTTCAGCTTATGACGCGCGGCTATTTCCTTCACCACTTCCCCGACAGTGGTCTTGTGCCACGATTTTTCACGGCGGGTATTCAGCGTTTCCCTAAAATCAGCACTTCGCGCCCGGATAGTCAGGCGATCCGGTGCGCCGGTGTGTTCAATCTCGTCCACCGTGAATGCCCCTTTCGGGAAAAGCGGCTGCCCCTTCCAGCCCAGCGCCAGCGTGATGACCGCCCCACGGCGCGGCAGCACGATTTTTCCGTCGGCGTCGTCCAGCTCCAGATCAAGCTGGTCTGCTTCAAAGCCCCGATTGTCCGTCAACGTCAGACTCATCAGGCGGTTATCCAGCACAGTGGTGATATCCTTCCCCTCAATACTGATGCTGAATGCGGGAGTTTTGTTGCCTTTGTTAAGCAGTTCAGAGCTGAAATTCACGACAGCAGCCCTCCCACCGTTTTACTGATATCGCTTAAGGCAGACGTTGCCGTATCCTGCAGATTATTCAGCTGCGCACTGAGATCACCGAACATATCGGACAGGGATTCATCCACCCGTTTGAGCGACAGGGTAAACTCAATCCGGCGCGGCATACCATCGCGGAAAAACTCCGTTTTAGTCTGATTCAGTCCCTCAATCACATACATGCCATAAATCGTGCCGCTGCCTTCAATCAGGGGCCATGCTTTCCCCTGTTCTGCCATCTGCTCCAGTGCCAGCAACGACATCCTGCCACCTGTTATCTCCGGCATAAGAACACCGGAAAGCGTCAGCATGTCGTTGTCCGGTCCCAGAAACTGCGTGGACGGACGTCGGTTTACCCGGCTGTTTGCCGCATGTCGCCAGCTGCGTTGATACTGCAGCTCCTGATACGGCACGGTGCGCAGCATAAACACGTACAATCCCAGCACCATCATCATGCGTCGTATCCCCCCTGATCGCTGTAGTTACTCCTGGCTTTTGCCTTCAGCCTGCGTTCACGTTCATCAAGCTGGCGGGCCACCTCCCGCGCAATATCCTGCGCACTTTGTCCTGGCTGCGTCTGAATGATGATCTGCGTCGGTGCCTCAATCCGTTGAATGGGCGGCACAGTGGCTGCACGACTCACCATCGCTTCGCCGCCTTTCGCGGGAAGTGCCAAAGGGTGCAACGGTGGAAGCTCTGTAGGCGCGGCAGCAACGCCCATCATTCCGGCAACAACCGCAGCCAGTGCAGCGGTATTTCTCCGGCTGGTCACGTTTGCCGGGCCGTTGACAATTTCCGGCCCGTTTTCACCGACGATGCCAAACTGCCCGCGCGGGATATAGCCGCCGCTGTCATACATCCCCGCAAAGCTATATCCCCATGACGGAAAACCACCCGATGGCATCATCACTTTACCGTCTGCATTCACCGTCGCAGGTTGCTGACGCGTCACACTTTCCGGCAGTTTCGCCTTTGCAGCCTCTTTACTGACAATGCCGAGTTTATCCAGCAACCAGGAAACGCCGGATTTCAGGGAGTCCAGCGGATGCATGACCATATTCAGCCCTTCCGCCAGTGCCTCCCCGAATCGTCGCCCCATTGCCGCTGCGCTCTGCAGTTCGGCAGAGGTCGACTTAACAGGCGTCAGCAGATCAGTAAACCAGCCCCACAGCGCCTGCACTTTGTCGCCAATCCACTGGAACACGGGCTTAAGTGGTTCAAACGCTGCACTGATGGGACCTGCCGCCGCTTTGAATCCTTCCACCACGCCACCGAGAAATGCGGTGATGGGTTGCCAGTATTTCCAGACAACCAGCGCCACACCCGCCAGTGCAGTAACCACAAGACCTATCGGACTAAGCAGAGCACCTAACAGACCAGATATGGCATACAGGGCAACGCGCAGCATCGCCAGCGGACCAGATGCAAGCACTCGCAGCACCGCGCCTGCGGCTGCCAGTCCACCGCGCAGTACCGCCAGAGGATTCATAAACATCACAGCAACAGCACGTAAACCGGATAATCCAGACCGCAAAAGTGCAACTGGCGCACCTGCTACAGTTTTCAAGACATTTCCCGTCAGTGATGCCGTGCGGCGCAAAGATGACAACGGTGCAGTAAGTAAACCCGCAGCGTTGCCCGATGAAGCAAGCCCGCGTCGCAGCAGTATCAGTGGTGCGCCAGCCAGCCAGGACAACGCGCTGCTGGTTCGAGTTACTGCTGCCGTAACGGAAGGTAACGTTTTGATACCCAGCACAGAGAATCCCAGACGGATCACTGCCAGCGGCCCCAGCACTGCAGCCAGCGCCACCGCTAAGGTGCCGAGGCCGACAGTAACCGCAGCCACAACCGCGGCTACTTTCATCAGTGTACCCGTCAGTTCAGGGTTAGCTTCCACCCAGCGACGCAACGCCCCCGTGATGCTTTTCACCGTGTACAGAATATCTATCAGCGGCTGGCGCAGCGTTTCGCCCAGGCTGCTGAAGGTATTCTGCGCTCCGGTTTTAACCAGCAACCACTGAGCAGAAAGTGAGTCCTTGTTGATGTCGGATTCTTTCTGCATGGAACCGAGCGCATCATTGCCCGCTGTCAGTTTTAGCTGGCGCTGTAGTTCCGGCAGGTTGTTTGCCAGTTTCGCCGCGTCATCGCCAAACTCTTTACCAAACAACATGGTCATGGCAGACAGACGCTTGTCCTGCGGCAGTGCGTTCACCTTCTCCAGCACACGCTGGATAGTTCCCATCGCATCCTTCGTCATCTGCTTTTCAATCACTTCAGGATTGAGTTTCAGCAGATTCATCCCTTCAAAGAAACTCTTGCTTTGCATGGTGGCAATGGACAATTCACGCACCATCGCGTTGGCAGCACTGGCAGCGACCTCCGGCGCAGCCCCCAGTGTCAGGAAGGTGGAACCCAGCGCCGCCGCTTTACGATAATCCAGACGATCAGCCACACCGCCCAGGCGTTGCATGACATCAATGATGTCTGCCCCTTTCGACATAGCGTTATCATCCAGATAGTTCAGCGCATCACCGAGCTGTTCAATATTGCGGGTTGGTATTTTGTAGAGCTGGGCGATTTTCCCCAGACTTTCTGACAGTTCATCCGCTGGCAGCTCAAAGGCTGTTGCCGCCTTTGCTGCCGTACTGGCGAAGGCCAGCAGGTCACGTTTCTGGTCCTCCCAGCTGTCGTCAGGGTTTGCCACATTCATGCGCGCACCACCTTCAACCAGTGCGGCGAAGTCCACAGCACCGTTTTCCATTGGCAGCTGTTCACTGGCAGCTTTGATGGCATCCTGCATTTCGTAAAAACGCACAGTGCGGTTGCCATTATCGTCACGCAGACCATTGACCTGCTTTGCCACACCTTTCATGGCATCTTCCATGCTGGTATAGCTTTTTACCGCCGCCATCACTGGCGCGCCCATTGCCAGCCCTGCAGCCGTGGTGGTGGCTCCGGCTCCTGCGATGCGATCGCGCACTTCAAGCCGTCTTGAGTATTGTTCTCTGGCAGCGTTCATCCGTGCCTGTTGTTCACCCAGACGTTTAAGTGCTTTTTGCTGGCCCTCCAGTGCCTGACGAGTTTCTTCGGCATTTTTCTTAAGTTCTCGCTGGGCACTACTGAGTTGTCTGGTATCAATCCCTGATTCTTTAAGTGCCTGACGTTGTCTCTGGACCGCCCCCAACAAGCCGTTATAGGTCTGCTGAAGTTCCTGTACTCGTGTTTTGGCCTGACTGAATAACTTTGCCTGCGCGGCGGTTGGCCTGTTAGTGGCAGCAAATTGTGTGGCGAGTTTTGCCGCCTCTTCGCGGGCTGCGTTCAGGTTGTTGGCTGTTATGGCTAGTTGCGAGCGCGTCTTGCGAAATTCATCAATTCTGCCAGCCTGCTTATTTAGTTCTTTGAGGCTGTTTCGGGTATTCTGAATTGCGCCAGCCAGCTCTTTCGAACTGGCCTGTGCAGCACGGAATGGGCGGGTGAGTTTGTCAACCGCATTAAGAATGACCTGCAGGCGCAGGTTATTATCACTCATCGTTGGCCCCGCTTCTCTGAATCACTTTATACCGCCATTCCAGCACTTCGGTCAGCGGCATAACGTCAGTAACGGATGGCGGCCAGTGAAAGATGGTGGCGATATCAGCCACCAGATCGTCAACCGTCAGGCTGTCGGTAAACCGGCAAGCACCGACTTCTTCAACAAAAAAGTGACAACCTCAACCGACATGGCAGTGAGATCTGCCGGGTCCATCTCTGCAATTTCCTGTGCAGTCAGTGCCGGACTGGAGATGCGGGGGATCACGGTCATCATCGCGTTCACATCCATATCCATAATGGCCTGCAGGCGTGTACCGCGCAGCGCACCGGACTGCGGTTTACGCAGCACAATTTCGGTGATTTCTGTTTTACCGCGCTTGATGGGGGTATCCAGTTGAATAGTCTTTTCAGTCTGCTTATCGCTCATTTTGCTGTCCTGTAAATTGGGTTCTGGCGCGGTATCCCGCGCCGTTCAGATACATCAGAGGCCGAGGGCGTTGCGGTGCGCTTCCATCAGGTCCACACCGTCCACAATTTCCACCATGTTGATAAGGTCCACTTCATAGAGCACCTCACCATTTATAGTCAGCTTCGCGTAGCTGTTGGTACTGGTCACTTTGGTGGTGTTGCTTTCGCCCGTCTTCCACTCGCCGGAATCCACTTCTTTGTGACGTCCACGCACCACAAGCTCCACGGCCTGCACTTCCCCGGTATCGTCACGCTGGATAGAGCCGGTAAAGCGCAACTGGATACCATCTACCGTGGCTTTGCCCATCTGCTTAAACAGCAGCAGTTCAGTACCACCAATGGAAAATTCCGTATCCAGTGCGCCGTCATCCAGCCCCAGATCCACATCCACTGCACCCGGCATTCCGCCGCCGCGATACTTCTCATATTTGCGGGTAAATTTCGGCAGCGTCAGCGACTCAACGATCCCCTGCCAGTTGTTCCCGTCATTAAACAGGTTCAGGTGTTTTAATTTGCGTGGTAAAGCCATGTTGTCCCCTTACGCGCTGACCTGGCTGGAGAAATTCACCAGGTACTGATCGGTGATGCGCTGACGCAGCATCAGGTTTTCAAGTGGCGGCACTGGCGTGTAGTCGTAGTCGATGGTGAGTTTTCCGGCTTTCAGCGTGTCTTTGTCGTTCACCGACTCATCCAGCCAGCAATCACCACCAATGAGATAGCCCTGACTGACCAGGCTGCGCATTTTGGCGCGGATACCCTCGATAATGTCGCGGGCCAGCGACGGATTCAGCGGTTTATCCACCGCCCACATGTGCGCTTCTGCCATCGTGTCCGTCAGCACCTGCGCCGTGCGGGTGTAGTTTTCGAAGGCAAAGAGCGGGTCATCACTCAGGCAGCGGGAACCCCAGAAGCGAAAACCGTCTTTGCGGATAAGGGTGGTGACGTCGTTCTGGTTCAGCAGTCCCGCATCGGTTGCCGGGTCCTGCAGATCCCAGAACACATCAGCAGAAATTCCGGTGACACCGTTAACGCCCACGTTGGACAGGCTTTTGTGCCATCCGGTCTGCTCGTCAATTTTGGCGCGCAGACCAAGCGCACGGGCGGTGGCATAAGCCGTTGCTTCGGCATTCAGCACCGTGTCCCAGCCAGTAAAGTCGGGCCAGATCAGCATTCCTTCACGCTGACTGAAGTTTTCACGGTAAGTGATTGCTTCCTGCACTGTCTTGCAACCATACGCTGACAGGTAAGCAAATCCACGCAGGCTTTGCGCCACGCTCAGCAACTCAGTAGCTACCGCCTTCGTGTCGTGACCTGGCACGCCGAGAATGCGCGGTTTAACGCCGAGCTGTGACTGGGCAGATAACAGGGCTTTCATGCCTGTTTTTTTACCTTCAGCGGTCACTGCTCCGATGATATTGGTCGTGGTTTCTTCTTCCGTTTCACCCTGCGGCACACGCACAACAACGGTCACGGGTTTTGCCTGGTCAGCGATGGCATCCAGCGAACGAGCCAGCGTGCCTGACTCACCCGCTTTACCGCTGGCAGTCAGCACATCAGTGATCAGCACGGGTTTATTAAGAGGAAACATTTTTGCATCGGCATCATCGCCCGTGCAGACCATACCCACGATGGCGGTGCTCACCGTGGTAATGGATCGGGTGCCTTCGTTGACTTCAACAACGCGCACCCCGTGGTGGTAATCCTGAGCCATAGTGGCGAACCTCCTGATTGGATTAGGCTTCGCCCTATGTTGAAGTGATTGTGCCTGACAAACAGCTAAGCGCAGTTGTACCGTTATTCACACAAAATGACGGTATTTGTCTGCTTTCAGGGATAATCAAAATAAAGCTGATTCAGGGAGATTTATTGTTCTTATTTGCCGGAAATTTTCGATAAATGGTAGAAACGCCTACATCAAAAATCAGTGCAATACGCTGTCTTGATTCTCCGGCCTCGAGTAAACGCCCAATCTGTGCCCACTGTTCGCTGGTCAACTTAGGACGGCGTCCACCTACTCTGCCTTTAGCACGAGCTGCAGCCAGCCCCGCCCTGGTACGTTCAACTATCAGTTCGCGTTCCATTTCAGCCAGGGCACCCATGACATGAAAAAAGAAACGGCCCATTGGGGTGCTGGTATCAATACTGTCAGTCAGGCTTCGGAAATTCACGCCACGCTGGCGCAGCTCTTCTATCAGCGTAACAAGATGCCGCATACTGCGCCCCAGTCTGTCCAGCTTCCAGACAACCAGCGTGTCTCCTGCCGATAGTGTCCTGAGCAGCTTTTTCAGCCCCGGTCTGTCGGACTTGGTGCCACTGATTTTATCCTCAAAAATCCGCTCACATCCCGCACAGTTCAGTGCATTGCGTTGCAAATCGGTGTTCTGGTCATTTGTTGACACGCGTACATAGCCAATAAGCATGATCATCCCCCTGAATAAAAACCGGAGATGATGCCAGTTAGCCGTTATCTCTGCATTTTCATAAACGTTGGTTTGGGAGAAGCAGCGAAACGGGGGGTGGGAACAGGGGAAAATCAGATACCGGACATGGCTTCTTTTGCCAGTGGTGATGGATGGATGAAATTACCAAACGGTAAAATTCTGCAATATGGTCGAGGTGAGGCTATGCCGAAATTATCGACGCAAACAATGAGGATTACATTTCCTATCCCTTTCCCTAAAAAAGCGGACTGCGCCATGCTTACTCATTCTGGTGATGGAGGTGCGCCTTTAGGCGCTGGGCGAGGGTTCGTGATGACTGCAGAAGGCCCAACGTTAACCGGCTTTAATTCTGCTTACAGAACGTCATCAACCAGCGACACGGTATCGATGAATTACAGTTGGTGGGCTGTTGGTGAGTAATTTTATTCAGGGTGATTTATATGAACGAATATGTTTATAGCGCAAGGCATAATGCTTTTTTCCCTGTGGATATGATTGATAAATATAAATCAGAGGGATGGGATTTATCAGACGCTAAGGAAGTAAATCAAAATATTATCAGTGAGTTTATGGATGAACCGCCACAAGGAAAAATCCGTATTGCCGGAGATGATGGGCTGCCTGCGTGGGCAGATATTCCTCCACCCACGCATGAAGAACTTATTGAAATTACTGAATCAGAAAGACAGCTACTAATTCACCAGGCCAACGAATACATGAACAGTAAGCAATGGCCCGGTAAAGCCGCTATTGGTCGTCTGAAAGGCGATGAGCTTGAACAGTATGGTTTGTGGCTTGATTATCTGGATGCTCTGGAAGTTTTAAACACCTCCAGCGCACCAGATATCGAGTGGCCTAACTCTCCGGAGGAACAGGCCAGATAATAACAGGAGCCGTTGATATATCGACGGCTTGTAGTGCTTTGATGTAGCTCATCCAGGCGATCAGGCTAGCTTTATCTTCATCGCTGATAATGCCTAACTGTAGTTCTGTCTGCCAGAGACTGATCGTTGTCTGGGCCTCAAGCAGGAGCGCAGCTTTCTGTTGTTCCGCCGCTTCCACGTCCGCCGCGTTCTGCGCTTCCGTATCTGTCACCCACTCGCGACCGTTCCACGTATCGTAAGGCGTATCAGGTGCCAGCGTGGTGGTGCCTTCCGGGTATTCACCAGGCAAAGAAACGATCTCCGGCTCGCCTGTTTCAGTGCTGTACACCGTTTCACCACGGTGATCCGCGACGTATTCCCAGGCGGCAAAATCGGCTGTCCGGCAAATAGCAAAACCCTCTTTGCTCTCGCCGGGGGCGTCAATGCATGAGTTGGCTGGAATACCTACGCCCACGGCCAGATATTCAACAGATATAGAAAGGTATTCTCGCGTCTCGTCATCATAGTTAAATACTGTAATATCGCCTGCCTCTGTGGCGATAAGTTCGTTGTTTAATTTTGCCTGTGCCATTATGCAGCCCTCACAATGTAGTTAAATGCAACGTTTCGCGGCCTCGTTTCACTACCAAACATTTTTGAACCAAGTGTTGCCTTTGCGGTATATGTCTGCAATACCGTGCCAGTTGACGGGTTTGGGTTATATTCATTAGTTCCGTTCGGGTAATAAGCCATTGACGCATTGTTATCTATAAAAACAGCCGTCATTGGACCATCTCCGCCAGAACTTGGTGAAGTTGGAATCCAGTGCCGGTGATCGAATGACATAGCACCCTGAGCAGAAAGCAAACCTCGCCCGCTATCAGCCCCGCGCCCGTCATCCCAGCCACGAATAAATTCGCCTCTTAAATCAGGCAATCTGAGTGCAGGATAGGCCTGAGCCAATTTGGGGTACTGAGAAGCGGTAAACGCTGCTCCATTGCATTTTAGCCATCCAGTTGGTGGAGTTGCTGACGGCCACGGAACAGGCGCACCAACAGGTAATGCTGAACCTTCTCCCAAACTAAGGTATGCGAGAAGACCAGCTACATCCTTTCCACTCAAATTGGTAAGCGTATTGTCCAGCGGTTGTTTACCTGCCAGCGCATTAAGCATTGTCGTGGCAAAGTTCGGATCATTCCCCAGTGCCGCCGCCAGTTCGTTCAGTGTATCCAGTGCCGCGGGTGCAGAACCCACCATTGCTGCAATCGCTGATTTCACAAAAGCTGTAGTGGCAATCTGTGTATTGTTGACCGACTGTGCCGCAGTAGGTGCTGTTGGCGTTCCGGTGAGTGCTGGACTCGACAGCGGCGCTTTTTGTGCCAGCGCATTGTTAATGGTGGTACTGAAATTCGGATCATTGTTAATGGCTGCGGCTATTTCTTTCAGCGTGTCCAGCGTGGCTGGCGCACCATTAATAAGAGCCGTCAGAGCCGCCTGAACAAACGCGGTGGTCGCAATCTGCGTGGTGTTATTCCCTGCTGCTGGCGTTGGCGCTTTGGGTGTCCCGGTAAACGTCGGACTTTCTTTGGGTGCATACTGTGAATGCGGGTCCGGTGCGGCAAGATGTTTTGCCATCTGATCATCCGCGTACACCTTCAGCTCCAGTGCCTTGTCATCCACATACTTGCGGGTTGACAGCACTACAGCAGGGTCGATTTTCAGGGTGATATTGTCCGTGCTGCTGGTAATCAGCACCATGCGCACGGTCTGAGTGCGCCCGCTACCTTCAGCCAGTTGCGGCTTATAGCTTTCCGGGCAGTTTCCCACGGCAATCAATGCCCCTGATTCATCAAACAGGCCCACTTCACGTATCCACCAACCGCCCTCGTTTTCAGGGATCACCTGTTCAGCAATAATCTGGCTGCTGTTCTGCGGGTCGATATAGAGCATATTCAGCGCAGCCCGGCGTTTCTCATTTACTAATGCTGTCTGCTTTGCGTCCGGCGTTGGCAATGTTCCGCCACCATCGCCGACCGCCATATGGGTAATTTTTAAAGGCACACCGAGCGCGGCGGCGCTGGCAAGTTTCGCCGCGCCAATATCCGTTAGCAGGGTATAAAATTTTGTGCTCATGGATTCACTCTCATTGTGTCAATAACATGGACCGCCCCGCCTTCATGCGCGGTGCCGCCGGAAATAATTGTTTCGTTGATATACGGATAGATCGTGATTTCTTCGCCAAGATAGCTGGCGGCTCCCACCCAATGCGGGCCGCTGGTCTGCAGGTTGATGGACATGCCGATCATGTGACGGCTACATGGTTTGGCATCGCTTATCAGTCGCTCAAGTTCCAGATAGGTATCTTCAGTGATGCCCTGGTCCTGCACACCGATATCCAGACGAAACGTGCCCGGTGCCTCTCCGGTCTGCCACCACTCAATAATGCGGATCAGAAAGCCGAACGGCTCCACCACCCGCCGCACGGCACTGGTGGTCCCTTTATGCTGATGAATATAAAAAGCATCCTTCACCACCTGGCGCTTGACGCTTTCTGTCCAGCTCTCGTCCCAGCGATCCACAGAGAACGCCCAGGCGAGATAAGGCAGGAAACTGACTGGACAGGTTGCCGGATTCCACAAGTCACGCAGCGGCACCTGCAGATCAGAAATCCCGCTGCAGGTTTGCGCCAGTCGGCGCTCCAGTAGTGTTGAACCCGGTGGCAGCAGACTATTCATCCGTTCCTCCGTTGGTTACGCTCCACTGCGTACATGATGCCGCCTGTGTTTTGTTCAGGACCACATCCGCCAGAGGAGAAGCCAGCTCCACACGCTGCACACCCTCAACATGCAGGGCGGCAAAGATGGCGCTACGGCGAATATCCCGACCAAGACGTGTCTGACTGGCGATGTACTTCTGCAGGCTGGCTTTTGCCGCTGCCATTACCGGCTCTGCTTCCGGTCCCGGATAGAGAAAAATGGTGGCTTCCACGCGATACGGGATGATTTCTGCGCTGCGAACCGTAAGACGGTCAGCCACCGGGCGGACGTTCTCACTGTTCAGAGCTTTTTCCACCACGTCCAGCAGGTCTTTTTCTGCAGTTCCATCGCCTTCGCGGCTAAGGACAGTCAGCACCACCTCTGCAGGTGCCGGGCTGGTTGCACTGGCATCCGCCACCCGACCGTCGGCGCTTCGGGCATGAAATTCATAAGCTGCAGTTGGCCCCGCAACTGAAAGCCCTTCAAAGGCTGCAGGCACACGCAGGCGTAACGCTTCATCGCTTTCCATCACAGCTGCAACGGGCGGCACAGCGTCATTATCAGCAGGCGTCACCGTCAGGCGTTTCACGTTGTAGTTGGCAGCGAGCTGGTCAAGATCGCTGCCCATCGCGTAAGCCACCATCACAGCCTGCGCGGCTTCGTTAATGCGCTGGCGCAGAAGCAACTCACGGTAAGCGTTCTCCTGCAGCAATTTGGTGACGGGTTCAGATTCCAGTTCCAGCGTGCGGATCACTGCTTCCTGCTCATCTTTCGGATGAAGCGCCACAAATTCTGCCTTGCGTTCGGCAAGCAGCGTCTCAAAGTCCGGCACATCCACAATCTGCGGCGCAGGCAACTGCGAAAGGTCAATCACTGCCATTCTCTGCTCCTGTTGATACGGAAAGGGAAACAGGCACACCGTTATTACGCCGCCCGTTCAGCGCCACCACCATTGAACCGTCAAAATTGCTGTTAATAGTGATGGAATCCAGCGTCAGCCGTGGCTCCCAGCGACTCAGTGCCACATACACAGCCGACATAACCTGCAGGCGTAACGCCGGATTTTGTGGCTGATCTATCAGTGCCGACAGCAGGGAACCATATTCCCGACGAGCAATGCGGCTACCCTGCGGCGTCAGCAGAATGTCCCGCACCGACTGGCGCAGATGGTCAATATCAGTAATGGCTTTACCGCTGGTATTGTTCATCCCGCTATAAAGCGTCATACCGGGCCTCCGGTTGTGTCGCCGCCTTTCAGGACGCCAGTATGCTGATGCGCATCAACCACGATCCCGTTAGAACTCATCGCTCCGCCGCCCTGGGTAACGCCACCATTGATCACCACTTCGCTGTTAATGCGCGTGCGGTCAGCCTCCAGTACAAACTCACTGGTTTTCATGGTGATGTTGTCAGCGGCCTCAATGACCATTGATTTGATGCCCCTGACATACCAGCGCCCGGTGGCGGGTTCGTATTCAAACCAGCCACCGTCCGGGTACTCAACCACGTTGCCGTCCTCAGAATCTGAAGGTGGCGGAAACTGGTTTGAGTAGACCGCAGGCAGGGCAAACGCGGTTTCCAGATTGCCGCCCAGACTCAGCAGCACCACCTGCTCACCTTCCGATGGTCGCCACCATGTGCGGGCATTCCCGGCACGCAGCGTCAGCCAGCTGATCCAGTTGGTTTCAAGCTCGCCCGTTTTCACCCGGCAAAGCCAATTCTCCCGGTCCACTTCGGTGACTACACCAGTGCGGATCAGGTTGGTGATAAGGCGCATGATTTCGGTTAATTGTGCGTTCATAGGGAAAGGTTGCCATCAGGGGAAGAAAGGCGGCAGTGCTGCAACTTGTATCAGTGCTGATACAAAGATCACCCCGCCAGCCATTGCAGAATCATGTCGCGGGTCATTGCCTCAACATCATCATTTACACCCAGAAGGCGACGCTCTGCGTAACGGACCTCCGGTCCTTTGCGGCTGACGCGATCACGCAGGCCATAATGGTGAACGCGGGCAATGCTCTGCACCTTACCTTCAAACTGTACGCTGGCAGAATCCGCGCTGGCGGCGGTTTTCAGGTATTTTGTGGTGCGCAGCTTTGCAAACATCTGACGTTTGATGCGCCCTTTTTTACTTCGTGCTGTTACCCGTCGCGGCTCATAGCTGCTGCCGTCAGGGTTGCGCTGCATCCTGATATTCTGCTGCTGTGTCCGGCGCAGTTCCTGCGCCAGCTGGCGCATCATGCGGCTTCTGGCGGCTGGCTCCAGATTCGCCAGCAAAGCACTCAGCCAGTCGTCCACCTTCTGCAGTTCAGCCACGTTTCACCGTCCACATTTCTTCAGGTTCATCGGGTTCCGCTACAGCTTCAACACTCGACACACTGCCGTCAGTGCTGACCAGCACACGTTCCGTCAGTTGCAGGTTCAGGCTGATATCACAGACATCGTTGCGCAGAATATCCACCTCAAAGGTGAATAGTTTTTCCCGTAACGCCGGGTTATTGATGGCATCGGGCTGGTTATCCCTCAGCCACAGCAAAACCGGGGCCATCAGCAGATTCTGGTCGCCGCTGAAATCCTCAATCACCGCGTTCAGGGTGTAACGGTACTCCCACGACATGGAGCTGGCCCCCGTGGCAACCAGCGAACCGTTATCCACAAACAGATGCAGTTTGTCCGGGTTATTGCGGACATAAGGCACCGCTTTATTGAGGGCGTGGCGCAGGGATTGTGGTTTGTTCACTGTTTCGCTCCTGACACGCAATAATCATGTCCACTTTGTCTGCACAGACCGCCCAGGCGGCCTCCGTTTCATCCAGCAACGCGTCCAGATCACCGTTAGTGCGCGGCGTTGCCTGCTCCAGCCGACACGGCGTCACTCGCGGACAACCACTGACGGTAAGCTGCACCTCCGGTGAGTGTCGGACGTTCCCGCAGCCGGATAATGTCAGCAGGCAAAGGAGTATCAGCCCAGCGGCGTAAATCCTCGTTCTCACGTTTCAGCTCCTCGATCCGGTGTTGTCGTTGTCTCAGCAGCGCGCTGGTCTGTTCTGCTTCGGCATAGAGCCGCGCCTGCTCCCGGTTATTGGTTTCAGTCAGAATGGACAGGCTAATAAGCTGGCTGTTGCTCTTTGCCAGTGTCTGGCTTTTGCTCTGCAGCTCGTCTGACTGCGTGCTGATGGTCTGGCTGGCATCAGCCAGCCGCCACGTCTGCCAGCCCAGCGCCGCCAGTAATAACGCCAGCACAACCAGCAGCAACCGGTTCATGCTGCTACCTGTTGCGCCATCTGATTACGGGTGATCCAGAAGGCAATAACGGTCAGCAGATAAAAGACCAGGGTAATAGCCCACCCCGTCCAGGCGAGACTTACGACAATCAGCAATCGCATCACCCAACTGATAAATACGTTTTCTTTTCGGGTAATTGTCTTCAGCAAAGATGCCCTTAACTCCTGCCAGAGCGGGCTATTATTAATTAACGCAGCCAGTGCTACCGGAATTACCGCCCATGTCAGCAAACAGGCTACCCAAACGCCGGACGCTGCCAGTACCGGAAAAATCCCCTGCGGATACACCATTGCTGCGATTAACAACGCCATCCATAACATCAGAAACAGTCCGCTGATTAATTTCTTTTTCATTTCAGTTTGCTCCCTGTAAACACCAGGCCATCTCCCGCGCACGGCGGTTATCCAGCCCCTGATTAAACACACCTTTTACATAAACCCAGCGCGGCAACTGTCGGCACGCATCCGCCCAGCGCCGCTGATTGAGCAATTTCACCAGCGTGGAGCTGCAGGCATTGCCTGTCCCCACGTTGAAGGCAAACGACACCACCGAGTCATACACCTTTTGTGGCGGCTGTTGCTTCACACATCTTTCCAGCGCCCGCTCCACACGCAGCACGTTGGAGATAAGCCCTTCTGCTGCCTGTCGTTCCGTAATGGTTTTGCCGGGAATGACGCCCGACGTATTACCAATGCCGTCAGTCCATACACCCGCGCTGCACTGATACGGCTGCAGACGACAGCCTTCGTAATCGGCAATCAGTTTCAGTCCTTCCACGGAGGTGTGAAGCTGCTGAAAACCCGGCAGCGTGGCAGCAATAGCCAGCACGGTCCCGACAAGGCAGCGTTTAACGATTGATGGATTCATAGTCCTCCCGCGTGATCTGCCCGTCGCGCAGAAGCTGGTAGGCTTTGTGTTTGTAGTACCAGTTGATAGCCAGCATCAGCACACCGATCATCAGGCCGCCCAGCGTTGAGGCATCCTTGATGGACAAATCGCCCAGCCAGGCCAGCACGACGGCGATGCAATACGTGATAAAGGCGCTGATTCGCTCAAGCGTCATAATTCAGTCCCATAGCTGGACGGTCTGCACGGTGGTGGTTGTCGGAATGTCCGGCAGCTCCACCTGCAGCCCGTGAGGTAAAAAGGGGCCATATTCGGCAAGCCCCGGATTTGCCTTCAGTACCTGCTCCGTGACACCCTGCGTGCGCCCGTAATGACGCCAGCAAAGCGCGTCCACCGTGTCATACTGATGCGCACGCACTTTCATCAGATAAGCTCCACTGTGCAGTGCGGCGCGTCCTGTACCCGGCTGATGGCCCAGCGGGCGTCACGCCATAAATCACCGCTGGCTTCCGCCAGTTCCTCGCCCCGCTTCACACCGGATGCCGTGGCGTCATAGTCCTGGTAACGTTCGTTGAGCATGGCGCGTGCCCAGCAGTAAACCGCGTTGAAATAGTGCTGAATGCGCTCACTTTTGCCGTCCAGCTGTTCCGCCGGAACCTCTGCCAGCGAGGCATACCCCAGCATCTGCTGGCGTCTGCGAAACTCATACAGCTCTGCGTTGACCTCCGAAATTGCCGACAGCGCAACCTGCTTTAAACGCGGCTGCGTCACCGTGCCGTCAGTGCGCATGACACTGCGAAACTCCGACAGGTCCACATCAGGCCAGAACGGCGTATTTCTGATGATTTCCGCCTGTTCCGGTGCCTGTTCTGGCGCAACAAACTTCATGCTGCTTTCTCCTGAAATAGAGGGCGGTGGACGGGGTTTTGATGTGGCAGTGCCTTTCGCCACCCCGTGCCGCCCGTGCGCGGGGGCACGTTCTGTCAGCGGCTGTCATTGCGCAGTCTGCGCTCCAGCTGCTGTTTGTCTTTTTTCACGCCACAGCGGGGATCGAGCTGTAACGCATGGTTGAGATGATTAAGGGCAGACGCCGGATTGCTTTCACTCAGGACCGCGCCAATCGCTTTATGCAGACGCGCCCGTGACTGGTCCGGCATATCCAGACCGTCTGTCAGCTCCAGCGTCTGCAGCAACAGATCGGCATCAAAGCCGGTGGTGGCAAGCATTGCGCTCTGCGCGGCGTCTGCCATTTCCTCTGCCAGCACGGTCTGCACGTTGCGGTTACCCAGCGGCATCACCCAGCCATGACGCAGGGCATGACGCCCGATCTCCAGCGCTCCGGCATAATCTCCAGCATCAATGCGCCACAGCATCACGTACATCAGCACGTCATCCTGTTGAGCGCCTCCGGCAGCCAGGACACCCTCTGCCCAGGCGGCGTACTTCGGCAGCAGCTCCACCTTGATTTCCGCTTTTTTGACCGTGGACTGAACGCCCTTGAGACGGCGGCGGTCTTCCGCCAGTTGCAGCAGCATCAGGTCATAGCCCGATGCGTGGCGAACACTGCCGCCCTCGCGGGCGGCCTGTTCAGCCTGAACGCGCAGGCGATGCTGCCGTGCGGGACTCAGGCTCATGGATTACGCTCCGGTTTCGGCTGCGGCGGCGCTGAAATCACCAATCTGGATGTTTTCCACCAGTGCGGCGCAGCGGTAGTCCTCAACCACATAGGCTTCGTTAACGGATTCAAAGTTTTCAATCCGGTCACGTTTCGGGTTGTCGATAACTGAACGGCGGCGGGTGTCTTCCTGCCAGTAGATGGACAGGTTATCCAGACGGGTGATCAGCAGCGCATTCGGCGGGAAGAACGGCGCACGCACGGCCTGCAGGCCACCCATGCGTTTCTGACTGATGATCATATCGGCAGCCAGTTTTTCACTGTTTTCCTGCTCTTTGTTGACCAGCGGGAAATACTTGTCAGACAGCAGTTCACGACCGCAAATCACCACCAGATCGTCATCGTCCTGATAGACCACGTCGATAAGCTCATTAACGGCATCCATCACCACGGCGTCCAGGTTGGCATATTCGCCACCTTTCCCGACTTTCACCGCACCCGGTGTGGTTTCACCGCCCGTGGTGGTGCTGCCCATGACGTGATCCGGTGCATCCTCACGGATTTTCTGCAGCCAGCCTTTATTCACATCCTGCAGTAACGGGTTTTCGCTACGGTTGGAGGTTTTCGCACGCTTCACGCCGTTAAAGCCGATCATGATGCGGTCCAGTGCCTGACGTTTCACGATGGCGTCACGGATACGCACCTGAAAATCCTGAAACTTCGCCCACAGGTCCAGCTTCGCGTAGGTCAGTACCGTGTCAAAGTTGGTCTGCTCGCATTTATATTCCACATCGACCATCAGCGTCGGATCGACAGGTTCACGCTCTTTCGCGGTGGTATCAGTGGTTCCGGCAATGGTGCTGCCAACTCCCAACCCCAGCAGCTGACCGGACTGCTCAGTCACTGGCGTGACGTTAATCAGCGTCAGGAAAGCGGCGGATTGCTGGATCTGGTCTTCCAATGTCTGCTGCACGGACGGCTCTACGGTGAACTTGCTGGACAGTTCTTCAACTGCCACACCGTTCAGACGCGCCAGTTGCTGCAGGTAAGCGTTAAAAGCAAAGCGGGTATTCTTCTTCATCAGGTTTTGTGCTCCATCAGCAATTGGTCAGAGTGTCAGCGGGGGCGTTACCGCCTGTTGCACGCTGGCGGTAGTCCTGGCGGCTGTCTTCTTGGCTCAGCTTGTCCACCAGTTCGTTAAAGGCGGTCTGCTGTGCCTGCAGGGCAGTCTCCAGCTCAGACAGGCGTTCTTCCTGCTCAGACAGGGATTTTTCGGTGCGCGCACTCAGGTTCTGCTGCTCAGTGGCGACCAGTTCCACGGCCTTATGCACATCAGAGAACCGGGCGTCATCGGACTGCTCTTTTTTGGTGAACAGCGCCGTGACACGGGCAAACAGGGACGGTTTGTCATCCTGGATTTCTTCCAGTTCGATCACCGTTTCCTCTGCAGCGGTAAAAAGATTGGCGGGATTCTGCTTGCGGTTTGCCAGCGGGTTATGGGCTGCACTGGCGCTGAATGTCAGCATTTCAGTGCCCAGACTGGCAGGGTCATCAGTGGCAGCCAGGCCGACCAGGTAGGCTTTGCCCGTATCAGCGAACTTCGGGCTGACTTCCATAGAGGTGAATAATTTCTGGCCTTTTTTCACCAGCTCCACCAGGGACTCCGTGGGCTCAACGTCGGCATACAGCGCCATCTTGCCTGCCAGCGGACCTTCCGTGATTTCTTCAGCAAACAGCGCCGTCACTTTGCCGTAGCGGTTAAAGGTGCTGTCCGGCAGATAAGACTTGATGTGCTCAAGGTTAATCAGCGCGGTGTAAACCGCCGGGTTGTAGCTGGCTGCCATCTGTTCCAGCCATTCACGCTGGATTTCGCGTCCGTCGGTGGTGGCACCTTCCACCCCGATGCGAAAACGCTTTGCTTTCACTGTCATGAGCCGTGCTCCGTTAGAAAAAACTTACTGGAGCCTTATGGTTGCGGTGATGGGGGCAGTGAAACAATGCGCGGTATTTGTACCGACAACCACACAAACCGCAGGCGGGGAAAGCCTTCATTCAAGGCTGTAGGTTTGTGCCATGAACACCACACTGACACCCGCAGATCTCGATCCCCGTCGGCAGGCCATGCTGCTGTACTTTCAGGGATACCGCGTAGCCCGCATTGCTGAAATGCTGGGCGAGAAAGTTGCAACCGTTCACAGCTGGAAAAAACGCGACAAGTGGGGTGACTATGGGCCGCTGGATCAGATGCAGCTCACCACCGCCGCACGCTACTGCCAGCTCATTATGAAGGAGCACAAAGAAGGGAAAGATTTCAAAGAAATTGACCTGCTGGCGCGCCAGTCGGAACGCCACGCGCGGATCGGCAAGTTTAACAATGGCGGCAACGAAGCCGACTTAAACCCTAACGTCGCCAACCGTAACAAAGGCCCGCGCCGTCAGCCGGAAAAGAATGTTTTCACCGATGAACAAATTGAGAAGCTGGAAGAAATTTTCCATTCCTCCATGTTTAACTACCAGCGCCACTGGTGGGAAGCCGGAAAAACCAACCGCATCCGCAACCTGCTAAAGTCACGCCAGATCGGCGCGACCTTCTATTTTGCCCGTGAGGCCCTGATTGACGCCCTGCTTACCGGACGTAACCAGATTTTCCTTTCTGCCAGTAAGGCACAGGCTCACGTCTTTAAGCAGTACATCATCGATTTCGCCAATGAAGTCGAGGTGGAGCTGAAAGGTGATCCGATGGTGCTTCCTAACGGGGCCACGCTTTACTTCCTCGGCACCAATGCCCGCACGGCCCAGAGTTACCACGGCAACCTGTATCTGGATGAATATTTCTGGATACCGAAATTCCAGGAGCTGCGCAAAGTGGCTTCCGGTATGGCTATTCACAAAAAATGGCGACAGACCTATTTTTCCACGCCATCCAGCCTGACACACAGTGCTTATCCGTTCTGGTCCGGTGCGCTGTTCAACCGAGGGCGCAACAAAGCCGATAAGGTGGACATCGACCTGTCCCACAGCAATCTGGCCCCCGGCCTGCTGTGCGCAGACGGGCAGTACCGCCAGATAGTCACTGTGGAAGATGCGGTGCGCGGCGGATGTAACCTGTTCGACCTTGACCAGTTGCGCATGGAGTACAGCCCGGACGAATACCAGAATCTGCTGATGTGTGAGTTCGTGGACGATCTCGCGTCCGTATTCCCGCTCAGCGAGCTGCAGGCGTGCATGGTAGACAGCTGGGAAGTCTGGACCGACTTTCATGCACTGGCGCTGCGCCCGTTTGGCTGGCGCGAAGTGTGGATCGGTTATGACCCGGCAAAAGGTACGCAGAACGGCGACAGCGCCGGATGCGTGGTGGTGGCACCGCCAGCCGTGCCAGGTGGTAAGTTCCGCATTCTTGAGCGTCACCAGTGGCGCGGAATGGACTTCCGCGCCCAGGCTGATGCCATTAAAAAACTGACGCAGCAGTACAACGTGACATATATCGGCATCGACTCGACCGGCGTTGGTCACGGTGTCTACGAGAACGTGAAAGCGTTCTTTCCTGCGGTGCGGGAGTTTGTCTACAACCCCAACGTCAAAAACGCACTGGTGCTCAAGGCATACGACATTATCAGCCACCGCCGTCTGGAGTTTGACGCCGGGCACACCGACATTGCGCAATCCTTTATGGCTATCCGTCGCGCCACTACAGCCAGCGGCAACCGCCCTACCTATGAAGCCAGCCGCAGCGAAGAAGCCAGCCACGCAGATTTGGCCTGGGCAACGATGCACGCACTGTTTAACGAACCGCTGCAGGGCGAAGCCGCCAATACCAGCAACATTGTGGAGATTTTCTGATGCACTCAACCCCAACTAACCTCATGACCACCGCCAGCCTGCCTGTAGATCGCCCTTTCTTTGCTTACCAGCATGAATGGAACAGTGGCGCACGCAGCAGAAACCGCGTGCTTACAAAAATGCGTCAGGCTGGCGCGGATTTCTTTTTCGCCTACGAAGCCCTGAACGATGCACTGCACACCGGACGCAACCAGATTTTTCTGGGCTGCACCCCGGCATCAGCCCTGACCGTCAAAACCTATATATCAGCTTTTTTAAGTGAGGCAGCAGCCTGGACGCATCTTGGGAAAATAAAATCAGGTAAAGCGCATCTGGAACTCCCAAACGGTGCGGTCATTTATTTTATCGGGCCGGAAAGTCTCGCCGCCGCGCTCCATGGAAACGTCTACGTGTCAGAGTATGCCTGGGCTGACTCCCCCAAAAATATGATTGCGCTCGCCAAAAGCCTGTCCATGCACGCGCGCTATCACGCTACCTACTACACCACCCCAAGCCCCAGCCCGGAAGCATGGCAGGAATACAAGAATCTGATCGCCCGCAACAGCACTACCTGCATGACCTTTACCGCTGATGACGCTGCAGCATCCGGGGCTACGCTCGCAACCGGAGCCGCGCTCTTTGATGATGAATGGCTGAATGACATGAAAAAAGAATTATCACCGGAGGACTGGAAAATGCTGTTTATGTGCGAATGGCCCCAGGCTGACAAGGAGCAGGCGGCATGAGCAAACGTAAAAACAAGAACAACCGCGCAGCGGTGGATCACAACGCAGAATCTGGCGGCGCTGCGGCAGAGGCGTTTAGCTTTGGCGACCCGGTGCCGGTGTTAGACCGACGCGAATTGCTGGACTACGTGGAATGCGTGCAGATGGACCGCTGGTATGAGCCGCCGGTGAGCTTTGACGGACTGGCGCGGACCTATCGCGCCGCCGTGCATCACAGCTCACCGATTGCCGTTAAGCGTGACATTCTCAGCAGTACCTACATCCCGCACCGCCTGCTCAGCCAGCAGGCTTTTGCCCGTTTCGTACAGGACTATCTGGTGTTCGGTAACGCCTATCTGGAAAAGCGCACCAACCGGCTCGGCGGCGTTCTCTCACTGGAGCCAGCACTGGCGAAGTACACACGCCGTGGCGTGGACCTCGACACCTACTGGTTTGTGCAGTATGGCCTGACCACGCAGCCCTATGAATTTACGCAGGGCAACATCTTTCATCTGCTGGAGCCGGATATTAACCAGGAGATTTACGGGCTGCCCGGCTATCTCTCCGCCATCCCGTCAACCCTGCTCAACGAGTCCGCAACGCTGTTCCGCCGGAAGTATTACATCAACGGCAGCCATGCGGGTTTCATCATGTACATGACCGACGCAGCACAGAATCAGGAGGACGTGAACAATATCCGCCAGGCAATGAAAAGCGCCAAAGGGCCGGGCAACTTCCGTAACCTGTTTATGTACTCACCCAACGGTAAAAAGGACGGCATCCAGATCATCCCGTTATCGGAGGTTGCGGCAAAGGATGAGTTTCTGAACATCAAGAACGTGAGCCGCGATGACATGATGGCAGCGCACCGCGTACCGCCGCAGATGATGGGCATTATTCCCAACAATACCGGCGGCTTTGGTGATGTGGAAAAGGCCAGCCGCGTCTTTGTCCGCAACGAGCTGATGCCGCTGCAGAAGCGACTGCAGGAGCTTAACGACTGGCTTGGAGAAGAAGTGATCCGCTTTGAGCCGTACACGCTGGGACTGACAGAAGACAAGCGCAACGACTGACCCACCGCACCACGACAACAAGACTACCCCTCACAGCGCCCCAGCAGCATTCTGCGGGGCGCTTCTTTTTTTCTGCCGCTCCCCCACCCTCACCAATTGAAGCCGCCAGCGTGCCGGAGATTGCGCCGGATTTTCACCATTTCACCCCGTTGCGCGCGCTCGTATCCCCGCTACGCCTGCCCGCTTTATGTAGTGGTTTTCATGCACCTGCATGATCTACGCAAAAGCCCGCCAGTTCTGGCGGGCCTTAGCAAAAACGATCCTCAAACGATCATGCGATCTCATGCGGCATAGACATGCACTACAGAGCTAACGCCTCGCAAGGGCTCGTTGTTCAACCTTGCTGACGCCAGAAGCAAGTTCAGACGCCAGCAACGTTTCTTAATGCAGCCAGCTGTCGTCTTCCCACACCTTCTGCATAATTTTCATCACTTGTTTTCTTTCTTCGTCCAGTTGCAGTCCGGTTAGTTCCACACCGTTAGAGCTACCTTTGCGAATGCGAATTACCGTTTTGGGATACAGGGGGCGCAGATTGCGGTAAAGCTCGGATTCAAGGGCGTCCAGGGTAGACTGGCTAATCTTCTGCTCTTTATCGATCATTATTTCAATGCGCATAAAAGTCACCTCAGCTGATGACATCCATTGAGCGGTTGTATTCGTGGGTTCTGATTTTTGCCATGAGTTCATCAGTCAATTCAGAAACCCACTGCAGAGCCAGCCCCTTCTCTTCATCACTACACTCACTAGCCGCTACAAGCTTAAGAAAAAAATCAATGCGCTGGAGCTTCAAAGACTCCAAAAAATAGTCCTGCATCTTTCCTCCTATGACACCACACGCAATACTATATGTATAACCACTGTTTATATTTACAGTATATAATAATCTTACTGATGTAAAACGTTTTTTTACGTTCATCAGCCTGATATGCCTGGTATTATTAATAGCACGAATTGTTAACCCGCGTAATTAATACAGGTTCCGCCACTGATCATCTTCCTGCAAACGCTGGTTCCGATAGAAGATACGCAGGCCTGCTCCTGACGGAATACTGCCGCCGCGAAGGAGCAAATTGACCTCTTTCTCGCTGCCATCAAATCCTCTGGACTTCAGTTCATAGACGAGCTGCTGACGCTGATACTCTGTAATTCGCTGTTTGTAGTCTTTACGCCGTTTCGGTTTAACCAGGCGTAATCTTGCTGCCAGTTCCCGGCGCTCTTTTTTGCTCATACTGTGCAGGTAATCGTGCAACTCCTTGTCATCCATGCGGGTGATATCCGTTCTGGTATCCCCATCAGCTGATTTGTCTTTCCCTTGTTGGTTCAAATTTTCAGCAAGGGGACAGTTATTGCCACGAGTCCAAGGGGCGCAAGCGCCCTGGTCGGCTGCCGCCTCCTGAACGTCAACGGCCTTACGAACCATTTTCCACTTCACTGCATGAGTGCAGATCTTACCCTCTGCAATGGGTGACCAGATGCCATAAATACGAATGCCGTGATCGCCATAGGCGGTCGGCTCTTCGTTGATTTCATAAGCGGTTCTGATGAGGTGATATTTACGGGGAACCAGTACGCCGCCCTGCTTCATGATGTAGGTGGCAAAACAACCAGCATCAGCTGCAGCCAGAATGGCATCAAGGCGCGGGTTATCCAGTACCGGCGCACCTGCTTTTTTGTCACCCTGTTGCCTTGCCGCCTGACCAGCCAGCAATCGCAGTTCACGGTAAGCCTGACGCCCCGGAATGCCAAAGAAGCGGAATTGCTGAACACGATGCAGAGACGCCCAGGCATTAACGTATTCAGCGTTATCACGCAGAGATTTACCCGTTTCCTTGCTGATCTCGCCAGCCAGACCACGCCCGTCAATGTTCTTACTGATGTATTTCGCGATGTAGCTAGTCGGCGTTCCTTTGCGCGGGTTTATCAGCTCAGACTTAAAGCGTGGCCCCGTGTTATTACCCAGCTCCTCGCGGTCTTCACGGATAGCAAACTTACGCAACAATGCAGTAATGGCGCGGCGGTCTTTTTTGCGCATGAAACACAACAGGTGCCAGTGAACTGTGCCGTCATGATGCGGCTCAGCCACCCGCACGCCATACCAGCGCAATCCGGCTTTGTGCATCGCCTTACGAAATGCAGCAAACATGCCGACCAGATAATCACTGCTTTGTCTTACCGTCGCATTTGTCCAGGTCGGGTTGGGCCTGCCGTTATTTAGCGTGGAATGGAAACGTGACGGACAGGTGATGGTGTAGAAAACGGCGCAGTCACCGCGCATTTCCGCGATAAGCTCCAGACCTTTAACACAGGCCATCATCTCATTGCGGCGATGCGCAGGGTTGCTGCTGCTGGCGTTTACCACATCCTCCATGTCCAGCGTGTCGCCGTCTTCGTTCACCAGTTCATGAGAACGGAAAAACTCCAGCGACTTACGGCGCTGCTCACGTTTATGCATCACGGCTTCATAGCTGACATAGGGAGATGCTTTTTTGCTGACCAGGCAAACAGCACGCAACTGCTCTTCCCGCCATTCACAACGCATCTTCCACAATTTCCGATACCACCAGTCGGCGCACAACATACGCGCCAGCGAACCCGGAATGAGTTCATAGGGTACGGGTTTACGGCGGTTTCTTTTCCGGCGGAGTTGCTCAAACGCAGGCGGTATGACATCCAGTCGCAGGGTTTCTGCTGCCACCTTTTCCCATGTCTTGCGGATTTCTTCTGGCTTAACATCATCGGTGGCATACAAATCACCACAAGCGGCATCAAGACACATACTCATATGCGCAGCGACAAGAGTAGACAGGCGTTTCACCTGATCCTGACTCATTTCAGGCAAGATCAGCAGGCCGTCCAGCCCTTCATGGCTTGCCATAAAGCGAAAAGAAGTGGATAGCTGACTGTCGCGTACATGCTCCAGTCGTTCCAGACATGGCTTAATCGTCTCACGCAAATAGCGGGAATAAGCCTTTGGCCTGCCCAGGCTGCTGAAGTATTCAATACGTTGCATCAGCGGCTTGCTGATATGGGAAGGCTGGGCGTTAACGTCCGCCAGTATGACCATGTCCGGATTAAAACGCTGCTGCTCATGCGCCAGCTTTGCCCGGCTAATGAGCTTATCCTGCTCCATTTCGCGCTGGACAGGATCACGGGATGCATTAAAGAAATAACGCTCCCAGACCTGATCACTCAGTGCCTCGCGGCGCAGTTGTTCCTGCTCGTTATCGGCAGCGTACAGAGTGATCAGGTTTGAAAGCGCAGAAACCGGCGCAACTTCCGCCGGGTCCAGATAAGGGTTAATAGCCTTTTTCGGGCTGTTCCATGAGAATGCTGCGGCGGCCTCGTTAAAGCCGCTGCAGTTGTTCATATCAGCATGGCTCATGCACGCACTCCATACACGGCAGAACTATCCACGCCACGCGAAGGATCAAATCCCACCCAGCAGCGCGCCCCAGAAACAGCGATGATTTCTGTTGCAGATTTACTCTCACCAGCTGCTACGCCGATGCTGCGTTTTGCCTTGATGTAGTGGTGAGTAAAATTGCGATACAGCGAACGGATCAGGGATGTGTCACTGTTAGAAACAATGACCGGATGTCCTTCTGATGACCGATGTTCAAGAACGGATGCCAGGTGATACTGGTCATCTTCAGTGAAACCATCAGTGTGATAGCCGGAAAACGTACCGTCATACGGCGGATCGCAATACACCACATCCCCCGCCTTCAACATCGCCAGCGTTTCATCAAAGCTGGCGCAGATAAACGTTGCCCGCTGGGCTTTCTCTGCAAATGCGCGAATTTCTTTTTCAGGGAAATACGGATTTTTATAATTACCGTAGGGAATGTTGAAATACCCGCTCTTGTTATAGCGACATAACCCACGGTAACCATGACGATTGAGATACAGAAAATATATCGCTTTCATGAAATCAGTAATTTCAGTGGAGTAATTAAACTCCTGCCTTATGTTGTAATAAGCCACCTCCCTGTTTGCTTCCTCAAATAAAGCTCTGGCACGAGATATAAACGCCTCACAATCAGCAGCAACCTTTTTATAGAGGTTGATTAAATCAGGATTAATATCCGCAACAAGATAGCTGGGGTAATCCGTCTCCATCATCACAGCACAGGAACCCGCGAAAGGTTCAACCAGTCGCGGGCCAGCAGGAAGGTGTTTTTTCAGTTCGGACATAATGGCAGTTTTATTTCCCGCCCATTTCAGGATGGTGCTCATACAGCACCTCCGTTGTAATGTTTGCCTTTCAGCTCTGCGATTTCCTGGCAGGTAATGCAAAGCTGCACTCCAGGAATGGCACGGCGGCGTGCTGGCGGAATTGCTGCTTCACACTCAATGCAAAGCACGCGGGACACGCCCGGCGTTTTGGCGCGGGCAGCACGGATATGACGCTGGCGTTCTTCTTCAACGCGCTGCTGTACGAGATCCATTGCATCAGCCATCAGTGGATCTCCTGCGCTTCGTTCTGGATTGCTTCAGCATTCACACGCAGCAGTTCTGCCGCTTCGACGTGGTTTAGCTGGCGGGATGTTATATGACACGCCAGGCTATCAAGGCGAGCTGCCATTGCTTCAGCCCTTGCCCGGCGTTCTTCCAGACGAGCTTCTGTCAGTAAAATATTAAGCCCTGCGTCATCCGGTCCGGTTTTAGTCGAGAGGGTTTCAATATTACGCATAATCAATTCTCCTGAATTTAGATAAAGGGATGCCCGGCGGGTTTACGCCATTAATTTCATTAGTTGGTTAATTCGGCATGGTTAGCCGTCTGGGAAATAAGCTCACCACTGCACGAAAATGATTCATTGCTTTAATCAGCTCCCGCTTTTCGTCAGTGGTCAGCTCATTAATGCTGATGCTATGACGTTCAGCTGGAATTTTTGCCATAAAGAATATGGCAGCCAGTGCCCGTTTATTTTGTTCATTATTGATATCCCGTGGATCACGCATATCTTTAATAAACCGCTCAAGCTCTGACTCAATATTCAGGCCAAAAACTTTCGCCCTTAACTCCGCAATGTGATTAAGTCCATTCAGGCGTTCACCGGGGCTTAATGGAACAGTTGCTGCAGCGCCATTAATTGCCATACTTCATATCCCCCAAACGCAGCTATCGTTCTTTGTTCTTACGGTAACGCTCAAGAGGAGATACATTTTTTCGTATCGTCTCTTTAACCTGCTCTCCCCGTAAAAATGTCCCATCCTTTAACGCGAAAAAGTAACTGCCATCGCCCGACAATGACGGATAGCAACAGAGCAAATCATCTTCAGGTACTGAATAACTCTCCCCTCTGTAACGAAACTGATAAACCACTTCACTTTCTGCCGCATACATTTGGACTTTCTCCGTTTCCTCGTGGTCAATTTAGACAGCAATTCATCTTGTGAATGACATGGATGCCAGCGTTTTCCATCCTCACCCGTGATCCAGCCGTGACCGTAGTGCATTGCCGGGCTTTGTTTTACCAGCAGCGATGCAAATGATGGTTCTTTCGTCAGCATAAGCACCTCACAGCAAACCGAATGAAGCACCGAGGCCAGTCACGGTATCAACTGCACTCGCCATCGCAGGGTTAGCCTGTAAACGGGCCTGCAATGAAACAGCAGCCAACGCCATCAGTCGTGTTACAGAGTTAATGCTGCTGATAGC